TTCAATGAAGAGCCTCAGATTTCGAAAGATTTCTGAGGCTTTTTTGTTTTTCTTCCCGCGGATCTTTTTCTTCTCCGCTGGGGTTATTCTTCTCCGGGGAGCTTTTACATCGGATTTTTTCTTCATCGTTTTTCTTCATCGGGATTTTTCTTCATCGGATTTCACGGATGACTCGGAAGGCAATCTTACTTATCGGATTACGCACGGATTCTCGCGGAATTTGGCCGCTGGCCAATGGCTTGCGTCCGAAATGAGCTTCTATTGTTTTTGTCACGCAGATTTCGCAGATGACGCAGATTTTTTTCATTGATTATTTTAGTCCCACAGATTTCACGGATTTTCTCTGATTTTCTTCTTTTTCCTGTCATTTCTTCTTTTTCCTGTCATTTCTTTATTTCGTAGATTTTAGACCTGTCGGTCTGGGATAGATTTCACAGATTATTCTCGCAGATTATTTTTCTCCAAATTTTATGAAAAATTTCTTTAGTTTTCTTCTTTCACCTTTTTGTGTTTTGTCTTTAAGATTACGTTGTTTCCTTGCTCTCTTTTCTTTTTCTTCTGTTTCTTGATATCATTCTTTTATGTATGAATCTTTATTTTACTTCATAGTTTGTTTTATTCCTATATCTGCAACTGGGTTTAAAAACTTTGCTGAATTAGTTGATATTCGTCAATCTAATGTGTTTAAAAGTGTTTCTTAATTATAAAATAGTGCTGATAATCAATAGATTACTCGCATATTTGAGTTTTTTTTTGTACCTTTGCAAACGATAAGAATAAGGATAGTTTTTTCGATATTTTGAGATAACTGTCCGTTAAGGTATCTAACGGAACTGAGACTGACAACCGTTCTTTTTCTCATAAGTTGTCATCGCGAAATCACTGATGTTGTAGTTCAGCTTTTCAGGTTCCATAAAATAATTAATATGAAGAGAATAACTATGGTATTAGTTAGCATTTTTATGCTGACATTAAAAGTAGTTTCTGCGTCGGCTGAAACAAATTCAATTGAAAATGCATCCTCTAATGAATTTGATTGGAATCCAGTGATGGAGGCGATAATTCAGGTAGAGAGTGGAGGTAACCGATACGCAAAAAGTGGTTCCTCTGTAGGAGTTATGCAAATTACTCCTATCTGTGTTGCTGAATGCAATAATATTCTTAAAAAAAGGAATAGCAAGAAGCGCTATAAACTATCTGATAGATTTAGTATTTCAAAGTCTAAGGAAATGTTTCTGCTTTTGCAATCAGCTTACAATCCTCTTAATAGTATAGAACGTGCAATTCGCGCTTGGAATGGTGGTAATCATTATAATGTGAAGAGAACGCAACGCTATTTTGAGAAAGTCATGAAACTTTTGAAAAAGTAATTAGTTTTTTGATATGATCCGATTTGCTTCTGACAGATCGGATTTTTTTTATGATCTTCTTTAATATCAAGGTCATTCTATCATTTTATCACTTATTTTATATGAAATTTCTATTTTTATGCTAATATAATCAAGGAAAAGGTTAAAAGCAGTTAAAATATTGATATTTTGATATTTTTATTTGGTTAGATCAAAAAAAAGTAGTACCTTTGCACTCGCAATTCAGAAATGAATGTTATATCGCGGTGTGGAGCAGTTGGTAGCTCGCCAGGCTCATAACCTGGAGGTCGCATGTTCGAGTCCTGCCGCCGCAACTATTATCGGGTAAGAAGTTGGTAAGCAACATCTTATCCGATTTGCCGTTTTAGAGATAGGACGGTAATGAGATTTAGATTGTTGAATATCATTGACCAGTAAAACGGGCAATGAAAAAAAATGACTGCAAAGGAAATTGATTTTTTGAGTTCGCGTGAAATGTTAGGATTCACGCTTCCAGTGATGCATACCAAGGGGAGCAACTGGTATGTTGACTTTTATGCCCACGACCCAGTATCGGGACGAATGAAGCGCAAGAAATACATGCTTAACAAGTTTAAGACAGACCAGAAAAAGCGCATGATGGGCAGTTTGCTTATCTACAATATCACAGCTAAATTGACGGCAGGATGGAATCCTTGGGTAAACGTTGACAAGTCTCGCCAATTCACAGAAATACCAATTATCATCGGTAGATATCGTGATTATGTTAAGGCGATGACTGATAAAAAGTCGATGAAGGAAAAGACCTCTATAGACTATCTCAGTCGTGTCAAGATGCTCGAGACATTTATCGAGGAATGTAAGGGCATCAAATATGCCTATCAGTTAGACCGATCCTTCGTTATCGACTTCCTTGACCATCTGATGTATGATCGAGATGTGTCAGCCACAACCAGGAATAACTATCGCTCCTGGTTCGTATCCTTCGGGACTTGGCTGATGGACAGAAAGTATATCACGGAGAATCCTGCCATAGACATTCGCAACATAGCGCAGACGGAGAAGTTTAGAGATCCTCTTTCTGATGGGGCACTGAGAAGACTGAAGGAATACTTGTATGAACACAACAAGCATTTTCTCTTAGCTTGCCTTTTTGAATATTACACTTTCATTCGCCCGAATGAGTTGACGCAGATAAAGATTGGCGATGTTTCCATCAAGGACCAGACTGTCTTTATCAGCTCTTCCATCAGCAAAAACAGGAAGGATGGACTTGTCGCCTTGAACGATGAGATACTGAAGCTCATGATTGAGCTGAAGATATTTGAGCATCCAAGCCAGAACTACATCTTCGGTAAGAGCCTGAAACCTGGGGATACTCGTGCGGCATACAATCAGCTGAGAGTAGAATGGGGGAAGATGCGCACTGCCTTGGGATTTCCCAAGGAGTACCAGTTTTACAGCCTGAAGGATACGGGCATCAGGGACCTGGCGAATGCACAGGGCATCGTTGTTGCCAAGGAACAGGCGCGCCACTCAGACATATCCGTGACAAACCGATATATCAAGAACCAGATGAAAGTAAACGAGGAGACCAAGCACTTTAAAGGTGGACTTTAATCTCCTCGGAGATCACGACATCATATAGAAATATCCTACATAGATTTTATCTATCTGGTCATCCTTGACATCCATCTCTATCTTTTCGCATACAAATTTCTTGTTATGTATGATGTAGGTGTTGGAAGGATCAGGGATGACTTCGCTTTTAAACTTAACCTGGAGACAGTTCTTATTGTCGATCTTAAGACCGTTATCATGTAAGCTTCCCAGACAAGTCGTGTTGATTTGGCTTTTTTTGCAGAGTGATAGCGAATAGAAGGCATCGTCAATGAAAGCTATGCCGGTGAATCTGTAGCCTCCGTTGATGCGATAGTCAGTCATAAACTGCGGCCATCTGGATTTTGCCTCTACCCAAGAGAGTTTTGTTGATGAAGCGCCATATTGTACTCTGCCTGGAAGGATAAAGAATATATTCATGTATTCCTGTTCATCCTCCGAGGTGTCGAGCATGGATTCATCATCGAGTGCATCTTGCACCGACGTATAGTTATATCCGTCTTCATCAATATCACATTCCTTGGAATCGGGTTCTTTATCATTTGGAATTGATAGAAGACATCGCTTCTCGTAGTAGTCATTCTCCACCAACCCCGACCTAAAATTGATATTTTCTACGACTTGCGCAGCAGGAGAAATGTTCAGATCTGCATAGTCATCAGAAGTTTTGTCCCTGATGAGCGGTGACCAGATGCCTGCAACCTTCCATCTTTTCTTCCCATTTTCATCTTCCACGTATATGTAGTAGTCGCCGAAGTTCTCAATGATGGTCTGTCGTTTCTTTCTTTCAGACCAAAATTGTGTTGTGGTCGCGAACTGTCTGTCTTCCCCCATCACCTCGGTACTATTTACAATCTCAAAACTCTCGAAAACCTTTTTCGAGATAACCTCGTAATCATCTCTGTTGGCAGAATCTCCCAGATTATACTCCAGATTTGCCGTAGATGATGTTGAGAACGATCCATCCTCATCGTAGTCCGTAGTATATTCATCCAAGGGTTCTATATTTACAGAACCTAAGGTTGACAATTCTGATGCGTTAATAACAGAGCAGGTCTTCCTGATATCATCAAAGACGATGGTGGCATTGAATAGCTTGCGGAATTCCTCTATAAAGGTATAACTTGACCAATGAGGCAGCGCTTTACGGAGTTCTCTGGTCTTATAAGCTGAAGCAATATACAGGAGATTCCATGGTTTACAGTCAAAGTCATTGCGCTTGAGTGTATATCCTTCGTATTCCACCACCTTGCGAAGTATGTACATAAGGTTCGGCTGAACAGCCAAGTTCATGATAAATGGTGCATTGTAACCGATGAACTGATTAGTTTTGTCCACTCCAACAAAATTGGCGATCATATCATTTGTTTCGTCCCGTACAGGCACGAAACACCATTTACCTTCTACTCCCAGGAACTTCGACTTATCTTCATCAAGTCTATAGATATCATTGATCTTTTGAAAGTTTTTAAATCCCTGAGAAAAACCTTTATCAACAGTATAACCAGGTTTATCGGCTACACCAAACGGAATCTCATCAATATAATGCTTGGTCATCCTGTCATTGTATTTGATGCGGGATTTTCCGCCCACTACCTGCAGTTTGATATCTGACTCTGTTACACTAATAATAGTTCCTACACCAGAAAGGACGAGCCGTCCGCTAACGTAGAGTTTGCAGTCGTCATACTTTTTGGTATTCTTTGATACGTCGAATCTGCTGACATTTTCAAAAACCCTGCGATTATTCATGATGGACATCGGGAAGGTGATATCATAGGAGTATTCGCCATCGTCGGTGACGTATTGGTTGGCGTATGTTATCTTAATGGATTGGCTGGCTGCAGGATAAGCAGCCATGCCATTGATAATACATGTAATCATAAGCTATTTGTTGTCTAACATCTTGTTATAATCTTTCCATTTTCTGGCGAAGCCATTGCGCCCCGTGATAACCACCTCAGCTTGTATGCCCTCGTTGAGCTGCTGGTTGAGGAGGTCGATGGTCGCACTCACGCCATCGAGGGCTGCAGTAACTTGCTCGTTGTCTGTCGATACGTTTACCACAGGAGCGACCACAGCAGCGCCTCCACTACCCATGGCACGACTCACGTCTTGTGCGGTGAGAGAGGCGACGGTGTTGTTACGCTGCGCAGCATCGATGAGTTTCAGGGCAGGAAGCAATTGAGGATTGTTGACTGCGTTATGGTTAGCTACGAACTCGCCGGCATGGACCACGCCTGCCTCTTTCTTCCAGCTGCCAGGACCAGTGAAACCTCCTTCATAGTAGCCTGCCGCCTCTGCCTGATGTTGCTTTTTAATGGTTGCCACCTGTAGCATACCAGCTGCAAGAGCGATGCCTGCTGAGATTGGAGCGAGCACCATGCAGGCTGGGTATGGAGCTCCAGCCATAGTTGACGAGTAGGCGGAGATGGCACCAGCAGCAGTCTGGGCCACGGCTTGTGCAAGTTCCATAACCATCGCCTTTTTGTTTGCTTTTGTCTTCGCTTTGGCAATCTCTTTGTCTCGCTTCTCCTCTAATTTCTTTTTCTTTGCAGAGTTTTTGCCGGCGGCATTGATTTGTTTATCGTAATTTTTCTCTATCTTGGCGACTTCGAGATCAGAGCAAGCTTGCGAGTAGGCGGACGCAGCTGACATCATACCCGACATGCTACTGAAGGCTGCGGATGCCACGGAGAGGATGGTGTTGTAGGTATCTTTGTTCATCTGCTTCTTGGCATCCTGGTAGGCTTGCTCGCTGATTTTGTCTTCAGCACGAAGCTTGTCCAGATTGTCGTTGACCATCTTCTGCTGTTTTACGGCAGACATAGCGCCACCGATGACAGAACCTATGTTGTCACTCATCATGGTGCCATGATCATCTTGCGGTTTGCTCATTTTGCGAGCAGTATCAAGGGCCGTGTTGGCATCATCCTTGCGCTGATCATCGACTGAAGGCTTGTATGATGCATACTTATTAGCGATGCCCATCTTCATGCGTTGGTATTCTTCTTCGCTGACGAGACCCGCCTTGTGAACCTCGTCAAGGCCTTTCAGTTCCAACATCATTTGCTCCTCGTTTCCCATTTTGAGATACTCTTGTTTGAGCTGCATGAGAGTTTTGTCGTATTGCTCCTGACGCTCGTATTGATGCTGAAGCTGACTGCGCTCACGCTCCTTCTCGATTTGCCAATACTCGTCGGATGATGACAGATAAAGCTCTTGTTTCTCGTCGAGGTAGTTCTGGTCGAGCAGGAAGAGAGCTTCATTGAGAGCATCTTCGTCATGGTAGATATCGGACTTTTTGTTGTAGTAGTTGGCACGGATATTCATTTCTGCGGTCTGCCTGTTGGTCTCGATGGCTTCGAGATCAGAGGTCTGCTTCTTCTCGTAGTCGGCTGCGATTTTTTCTTTCTCGGCATTCAGCCGTTTGTATTCCTCACTCTCAGCTTCGCCATACTTTTTGAGGATATCCATGCGCTGCTGTAAGCCTTGCTCTTTGATCTGTGCCATGCGGTCGTTGTATTCGGCGAGACGAATCTGTCCTGAAGAGTATTGGGTGGTAGCCTCTAATTGCTCCGCTTGGTTTGACTTCTTGGCATCATCAAGCTCCTTTTTGAGATCAGCCTTTCGCTTGACTGCAGCCTTGCGAGCCTCTGCCTCTTGTTTTTTCTTGGCTTTCTCGGCAGCCTTGCGCTCCTTATCGGTCATGGTATGGGTGGAAGTTGTTGAAGTATTTTGCTCGATCTTTTTTTGAACATCCTTCACCTCTTGCTTTCGTATGTCATCCCCATATGCATCTTTGATGCTATTGATTAAAGCCTCTCGCTCTGCCTTATCTTTTTTGATACTGTCCAGAATACCCTTATAGTGACTTGTAGCATCTTGTGTCGTATTACCAACACTACCCCATGATGTTGTGTAGGTCACGCCCGCTCCAGCCTTTTTGGCATTATCATAGTTTCTTTGAGCATCTTTTTCTTTGATGCGAAGGTCTACCAGACCTTCAGATAACTGTTGGATTTTTTTCTTTGCACCTTGTATCTCATATAGCCTGACAAGCGATTTAATATAGTTATCGAGAGCTTTTTTGTTTTCCTTGTATTTGCCTGTTGTTTTGTCAATGCTTGCATTGTAACCAGGAACAATCTTGTTAAGCTCGGCAATGGCGGTATATCTATCTTTGAGAGATTGATGCTCGTCTTTTGCAACCCTTCTCAGATTTTCAAGTTTTTCTTTTTCCTCAACTATGTCTTTAGCCGCTTGCTTGCGAATGTCGTTAAGTTCTTTTTGTGCTTTCGTTGCCGTGTCTGTTTTGCGGGTAAGATCTATTATGACAGCCACGAGCATGGCGGCAGCACCAGCCACTGCCACGTATGGGTGAGCCAAAAGTGTAGCCCATAATTTCTTGCATCCTGTAACAACAACATCTTGCCAGAAAGCAATAATTTTGAGTTTCATGGCATGGGCGTTTTCTGCAATCGTCAAGGCAATGATTGTTGCTGTTAACGTAATGAGAGTGGTACGGAACTTATAGACGAATTCGGTGATGACTGAGAGCATTTTTACGGAGACACTTGCCGTTGATATGCATAGTATCGCCATCGGCTGAAGTTTTTGACCAAGCTCGATGGTGAGATCCTGGAAGCTTTTCTTAGCTTTGTCAAGTTTGGCCTGCACGGTATTGTTTTGTACATTAAACTCATCGAGCACACTGGTACCAGCAGCATACGACTGAGTGGCAAGGTCTTGCGCCGTCTTCACTTGATCGAGGTGAGAGGCTACGGCAGAGAGAACACCCACGGCACGAGTACCATTGAGCTGCATCTCCTCAAACATCGGTGCCATCTCTGCGAAGCCACCCTTAGACTTCATAGCTTGCATAAACTTCATCAAGCCCTCGTTGGCATCGGTCTTCATTAAGGTGGAGAATTTCTTCACCTCCATGCCTGCAATCTTGGCAAACTTGGCTGGCTCCTGGTACATCTTGGTGATGAGTTGTGAGAAAACGGTGGCGGACGTCGCCTCCTCTTGCATATTCTGGTCGAGGGCGGAAGCAAGACCCATAATCTGCGCTTGAGTCATACCTGCCTGAATGCCGACGCCCGAGAGATCGGCGGTGAAATCGACGATATAACCAGCGTTGGCTGATGAGTTCTGGGCGAGTTCGTTGACCGCTGAACCTGTGGCGAGCATCGCACCACGCAAGCCTTTGGTCTTATCCTCGCCAAACATCTGTGCCAACTTGCCAATTTTATCAACTGCCCCCTCGCCAAGATCATCGCCAAGAGCTACGTTAATTTTGTCTGCACCATCCACAAATTCCTCAATCATCTCCTTACTGGTGATACCAAGGCGACCTGCAGAGCCTGCCAACTCGTTGAGCTGTTCGCGAGCGGTACGAGTATCCATGCGCTTGAAGTCCTCATTCATCTGATGGACTTGTTCATCGGTTTGACCAGTGTATTTGCGTACGTTAGCCATAGACTCCTCCATATCTGCGAAGGCATTGATGCACTTGCGGACAGTAAAACTCAAACCAGAGATAGCACCGATAATCTGAGTGATGGCACCCCAGTTGGTGTTAAGCCAGTTGATGGTGCGCCCCCAAGCACTCGTAGTCTCCTTTGACTCGTTATTGATGGCGTTCATCTCTCGCTTGACTTCTTTAAGTCTTTGCTGAAGCATTTTCCATTCCTCAGAATTTCGCTCTACCGCACCAGAGCGAAGCTGCTTTTGCAATGTACGCATAGTGACAGATAGTTCCTTGTAAGAAGCAGAAGATAAACGCCCCAAAGTATCATTAACTTGCTGTTGGTTGGTCTTTAGTGCATTGATGCTTGCGCTAATTTGTTTGATTTGGTGATCAAACTCTTTGACGTCGTTGCCTTTGCTGAGAGCTTCCTTTCGCTTTATTCTAACTTGCTCAAGATCTTTAGATAACTGGGCTATTGCTTGTTGAGCTTGTTTGTCATCAAGCAAGACTCTGCCTGTAAATGTTTGTGTATTATTTGCCATAAACTAACTTGATTTTTAATTTAAGGCAAAGATACTAAGGGAGGATATATAATAAAAATACGAGCCACCCTAATGTCGGTAGCTCGTATTTATAGATAGTTCACTATTTTCTTTTGATAGAAGTTTCTATCTTAGCAAATTCTTTTAATCGCTCATTAACTTTTGAAATCAATTCTTCCATACTCCTTGCATTGACAGAAGTAAATTTGTTAGCAGCGTCATTCCATACACAGACAGAATATCCATTTCTTTCATTAAAGACAGGTGAAACATTGTTGTTTTCACTGTACCTATTAAAGGTATATTTCTTTTCTTTTGGCGCATACGACTTTGAGCTGGACTTCTTGCCTAACTTATCAATGGCATTACCAACACCCAATGTGGTGTAAGCTGCAAGTGCTGAGAAAATCAATGTACCTAACATAATTTCAATCTTTATTACTATCTTTGTTGCAAATTTAATAATAATATTTGAAATAAGCAAGTTTTTTATGTTAAATCTTTCACTTTTCGACCTCTATGTATCTGGAATATTTGATGCGAGCGTGAGGGTTGAAACTCACGATGCGCACCTCGTAGCCCTTGGTGCCCCACCGCCACCAGAGGAAGCGGTGCTTGTAAGTGCGACTCACGATGGTGGTGAGGCTGTCGTAGGCTACATACTGGCACTCCCGCTTAGGGATATCGATATGGAGCGAGAGCCATTTGTCGTTGTATGCGAAAACAGAGTCGGCGGTACCAGGAACCGGGGTGATAATGACTGTGTCGGCAGTCTCGGCAGACAGGGTGTGTTGTGCTTGCACATCCTTTAGTTTAACCTTCAAGTTCTTAATGAGCTTGGTGTCGGTGAGGTGTAGCTGCTCCAGCTCTGAGACCTTAGCTTGTATTGCGGTGTTTTGCGCTACAGGTAGAGAATCATTCAGTTTGTCGTACTTGATATCGTAGGTGAGCGCACTCACATTTGAGGTTTGCCGGTCGAGATCGCCCTGCAGCTGGCGGTTCTCGGCAATACTTGCCAGAAGGGCAACCAAGGTGATGACAAAAAGCACGGAGAGAACCTTGATGATAGTGATTTTAATATCCTTCATGATTATAAGTCTTTATATTCGTCGATAGCGTTGAAGCATGGGCACCATTTTTTCCACTTCTTGCTGTCTGTGCCCCAAATGTCGCGATGCCCCATGATCTGTGCATCCGGGAATTGTTGCTTCAGTCCATGAAGCAGCAAAACGAGAGCATCCTTCTGTTCGGGCGTGCGGTTATCGGTAGGCTTGCCGTGGCTGTCGATGCCACCCATGTAGGCAACGTTGATGGCAGAGGAGTTGTAGCCCTGCACGCCGTTGCTGACCAGCTCGATGGCGAGAAGCTGATGGATGCCACCATTAATGTCAACCACGTAATGATAACCAGGATATTTCCAACCCTTCAGGCGGAACTCTGCCTTAAGATCCTCGATGCTCTGATGTTGCGAGCCAGCTGTGCAATGCACGAAAATGCGTTTAATCTTTCTCATCTCTATTGTGATTTAGAAATTTGTTTTTAATGTTCTCAAACTTGGCATCGATGGCGATGGCGACACCGAAGATAGAGCCGGCGTACATGAGCGACTGTGCGAAGTACCAGAGCACGTTGTCAGTCACGTCTTGCGTTTTCGACGTGAAATAGCTGATATAGACCAGCACTATTGCGAAAATCAACACGACCACTGCCGAGCCGTATTGTATCCATTCCTTTGTATTTTTTTGCATATTCTTTTTTTTATTATTGCAAAGGTACACGAATAGATCCAAAAACAAAAATACGAAAAAATTACCCGAAAAAGATAAAGTAGTTCACAATACTACCGAGTACTATCGCTATAGAATACCTCACCACGTCTTCCCACTCGAAATGTGAGAGGCAATAATGCTTGTATTGATATATCTCTCTGCTTACCATTACAAGTAATGCAAACAATCCTATTAATATACCCATCAGTAGCCAACAAGCAAGACCAATCCAGTCTCGCTTGTTGAGTTTAAATAAATTCTTCATAGTGCAAATATCCAGTAAGTCAAATACACGTCTAAGAATGCCGCCAACTCTGCCCAGTAATATCCAACAGCTTTCGGCTTTTTGGCTGGAGGGAAATAGATGATGAGTACCGCAATAGCTAACAATAGGGTAGGAGCAAGATTGACACTCGAACACCATCCCACGCACCCGATAGCCGCTGTGATAGCTGCTGCTTTATGTATTGCATGTTCTGCATTATCAAGATAATGGGGAACAAAACCAACAAACATCAACCCTGCGCACCCCAAGAACGCAAGGCATTGGATTCCCTTGCCGGAGTCGAGCATAGGAATGAGCATCAGTATTGCACTCGCCACCATGACAGCGGTAAACACCCAGCCGTAATTTCGCTTGCGCTTATCGCCTATCACTTCGCTGCCCGTGCATTTCTGCAACTGGTAATACACATCACTCATCATGTCGGGAATGTCGAACCGCATGGCTGCGAGTAGAAGAAATCCTCCAAGCATGAGGAAAGAAATAATACTTAATACATACATAATCTTTAAAATCTTAGAAAATTAAACTGAGGTGTAGCCCTACACAAACCCTATACTTGACAGGTATGTAAGGCTACACGTTGATACCATTCTATTGGCTTCAATAAGATGGTGCTATACTTTGAGATTGAGCTTTTCTGGATAACCTGTCTTGTAATCATAGGCTTCCACCTCCTTGATAGTTGTCAGCTTATTGACCTCTGCCTGATGAGTAGCGGTCACATTGTAACAATCCTTTGCATATACCTCGATGGTACAAATTAAGTCTTGAGCTGCTGCGATAGGCATGACAAAACACTTTCCATCAAGCCAAAGGCTCGTCTCTTCTCGACCCTTATAAGCAATTCGCTCATTACCGTCGAATACTCGGTCTCTTAAATTAAAGTCGAGCCAATGTTGTTCTCCGTTAAGGTAAAACGCATTGACAGCAGGGGATTTGTCGTAGGCTGTAATCTCGGCTATCTTATTAACCTTTGCCTGTTCAAGTTTCAGGGCGTCCATCTTTGCCGAAAACTCGACAAATGCCTTCTGTACTTCTTCCTCATCAAAGGAAGAAACTGCCATAGAACACTCGTAACATTCGTATGCGCCTAATTCCTTATTAAGCGCTTCCCCGATATGATAAATCATCAAGCTTCCAAGCTCATATTGCTTTTTGAAAGCTGCTTCCGGGATAATTGTCTTGATAAAATTAATCTTCATAATCGACATTTTTATAATTAAACCTTAAATTTATTCATAATCTTGATAACCTTCATATTCTTACAATAGAGTCTGTCTTTGTGGGGCATCATCATCCAAGCTTTGCGCCTTATGTGATAGCTGTTACAATAGATAAGCAGCCCCATCAGGCTATTGATGCGTCCGACGTAGCGTTTTAAGACCTGTCTTGTGGGATTTTCGATCATCCCGAGCTCGTCTATCACGGCATACAGTCGTTCTACTGTCTGTCTGTTGGGAACAAGTCTGTGAGGTCTTATCATCGTGCCGATGAATCGAACGCCATTGCTTACTCTCTGCAAGGAGATTTTGCGAGGATGTAGCGTCAATCCTAATTCGTCTCTCAGATATACTCTGCCCTCTTGCAGGATGCGATGAAGCAGTCTTCTATCCCTGCTGATGACGATGAAGTCGTCCACATATCTGCCATATCCACCGTCCGTACCTACCGCCGAGATCATCATCTTGTCGAAATCGGACAACAGCAAATTGGCAAGCAGTTGGCTCGGAAGGTTTCCGATAGGAAGGCCTTTATCCTTGCCACATGTGAACAGCGACTTATTTTTGGGCAGTATATCGAATAACTTCAAGTTGCCGACCTTGACGCAGTTTTTTGTTGGATCATGCAACACCACTATCTTCCACAGCCATAGCCACCACTCGATATCCTTACCACGATACTTCACCCTAATCAGCCGCTCCAGTTTGTCATATAGCATTTTTCTGTCGATACTCATAAAGAAGCCCTGAAGGTCGCATTTGAGGACCCAAGCCTCCCGAGTATAGCCTTCGCTCACCCGTTCCATCTGTGCCTTAACCTGCTCGACGCCGTAAAGAACACCCTTACCTTTCCTGCAAGCAAATGCACTATCGGTCAGTTCGCTCTCAAGAATATCTTCAAACTTCAACGCGAGGAGATGGTGCACAACCCTGTCACGAAACCGGGCGCAGAACACCTCCCTCAACTTGGGACGAGTCACGCAGAACGCCTTGCTTGGACCTATCTCGTAGGTCAGCCGGTTAAGGTCTGCGTACAGCTGATAGTCGTTGATTATCGCCTCCGCCTGATAGCTGACACAATCGTCGGTCGAAGTCTTATGCTTGCAGCAGTCGATATACGCCTGTCTGATGTCCTCGATAGAGACATACTCTTGCATGATAATTTGGTTGTTAGATATTTATGATAGTACAGAAGGATGGCGAGAAGAATGGGGCATCATCAATATGTGATAATCGAAAACTGGCAGCACGAAGTTGCTGTTCGTCTTGGGGTTGTTGTTCGCACCACTGCTGTAAATCCAAGCGTTGCCGGCGCCGTTCTGCGTTACCGATGCCTTCTCCCTTTTAGGTCTGACCACTTCTTCTGAAGAAGTTGCGTGGCGGCATCCCTTGTCATCATCTGATGACGGCACTCCCACGTTGCCTTAGCTTCGTGACTCTCACCTCTGCGAAGCTCCGAGAGAACTCCTTCGCCATCCGTATGCAAATTGTAGCAGCCTGTCTGTGAGTTTCGTCAGGTTCGTAGCCTTCCGAACGTCAAGATAGGCGAGTTCGTCGAAAATGCCGACGAATGTGCGTATCTCTCGGATAATCATGATATACTCGTCTATATATTCCACACGTCTTGCCATGCTGCCGTTTGCCAGATACACCAGGTCCAAAGCCCTTGCCGACTTCTCTGTCATCCGTTCGTAGATACCATATCTCACCACTTTGCTAACATTCCTTCCGTATTCCAACAACAGCTTGCAGAGCAAGCGTGTGTCCTTGTATATTCCCAATCCTTCCGCTAACATCCTTCTGTTTTATTTATGTTAATTAATTCGCTAAAATTCACGACCATTGTCCTCGCCTCCTTTTGCTCCTTAGTGAGCTGGGGTTGTCAAGAGGTAAAGAGGCAAAGAGGTTAAGGACAAGCGAAAACTGGCAGCACGAAGTTGCTGCCCGTCTTGGGGCTGCTGAGGGCACCACTGCTGTAAATCCAAGCGTTGCCGGCGCCGTACTGCGTACTGGTCCATCGCCAATTGGTCATAACAAACTTGTAGTAAGCATTTCCCACGTCCTCTCCGTACAATGCGGTCAGTATCTGTTTGATAGGACTCGCATTCGCCATGTGGATGAATTCCTGTCCTGCCGACATCTTGAACCCATGCAAATCCTGACCGCCAATACAGAATATCTGGTTGTAGGCGTAGTCTGCCGCCGGCACGGAAAGGCTTCGCTCTTGTGCCTCCTGCCGGATGAGAAACGTGCTCGACTCGCCATTATAGTAGTTGGCGTCTGAGCTAACATTGCCGTTCGAGGCGATACTTGTGAACAGCAGCTGCTGTGTACACCATGGCAACTTTGGCAGCTTGGACATATTCCTAAGGTCGGAGGTTCTAATCATGAACGTACCCTTATTGATCATCAAGGTGGAGTCAGCCACCTTCAGTGCCATAACCTCCTCGCTGTCTCTACCAGTCGCAACCCAATCGTCGATGTAATACTCGTTGAGATTATCATCCACCACAAAGATGCCTGCCTTGAATTGATACATTCTGTAATCCAACAACCTCTGCGGAACCGTCGCCGTGTAGATTCTTGTGTTTTTGTTAAAACTGACATAGTAGCCTTCTTGATTCTCGACCTTTACGGTATATTCCTTGCCGTAAGGTACATAGACCGTCACCTGTCCTTTGTCGTCAGATTGATACTCGACAGTCTTCTTGTCATAGGTCACCGACACAGGGATACCCTCGTAAGCGGTACCCTGGTTGTCTGCCCCATACTTGGTGACCGTCACCACCACCTTCTCGCTCGATTCTTCGTCGTATGGCAGATAGCTTAGGTTGATATTCCGACTCTCCAGTACGGCGGTAAATCCAACAGGAGAGATTGGCTGCGCATTGCCATACTGGGGCACGCTCAGTTCGTAATACTCACCCCTATGAACCCTAAAAACAGCCTTGCCATCGACATCGGTAACGAACGTCTGCGGCGTGGTGCCGTGGTTGTATCTCACAGCTATCGAGATGCCGCCTACCTTCACGCTCTCCACCGACGAAGTGATCGTTACCGTCACCACCTCGTCGATGTCACCCAGGTTGATACTCTTCACCTCCCCTTGCCGGTTGGTCACGGTAAGCACGTGATCAACGAGGTCTGCGTTGACATTCTCGGCTGCCGACAGGGCGGTCTTGGCGTTCTTCGAAGCCTCGCTCGCTGTGTCCGCCGCTCTCTGAGCTGCCTCCACAAGTCCTTCCGCCTGCGAGATGAGTTGCTCTAATTCCACGCTTGGAGGCAGTATCACCAAGGAGGTGTCCATCTCCACGCTGTTGTCTCCTTCGTCAGTTTCTCCAAACTCGGTATCGCCGTCCTTATTGTACTCCACGATGGCTATCTGCTCGTATTCCTTGCTCTGCCATGCGTTGCCTAATTTTCTGCCGCTCACCACAAGCGAATAGACATCCTTCTTGACGCGGTCGCCCTTTACATCAGCGATGATTACGTTGTCGTGCTCCATGTCGAGCGTGTAGGCGAGGGTAAGGATGGAGAAGCTGCCAACCAACTGCACCTTGATGTCAGTACACCCTGTCAATGGGAACGGCACGATGTCGCCGTTTACTTTCTTCGACACTGGAATCTTCAGTGCGAAGTCATTTCCTTTCACTATTTTTTTCATAAGCTTATATAAAATTTATTATGGACGATTATTCACAAATTGCAGCTGCCATGCGTCATTGATAAAAACAAGAATATTAAACTGACCTCTCGATCCCGACCAGAACCTATTGTTGCCAATGTCGCTACTGTGTTTTATAGAACCGCCGAAATGTATCTCTTTGCCGTTAGGAGGAACGATATATACCTTACCGGAAGAACCTTGTATGATTATCAGTGTCTGACCCTCAACAGGGTTGACTGGAAGTGTTAGCGTTATATCATAACTATTTGTGCAAATAACGACTCCGACGCCGTTTGATATTGTCTGATCCCAACTAATACTCATTACATTCGGTGCTAACACTCCTCGTATAGCACCGTTTGTCTGTATAGCCGTTGGTGTACCCGAAAAACCCTTGGCAATAACATTTATAGCCAACGCAGGCGAATCTTTTTTACTCTGTTCAGAAAAAATATACTGCACTGGTTCGTATTGGGTATTATAAGAATAATTTGTTGGAAGATCTACGCTGTTTACCGAACCTTTACAGACAATTCCTGCAGCATTTCCAAACCACACGGCATTAAAATGATTTAGAGTTGACTGATATGAAAACTCCGTACAGGACGCACCTACGCGAAAATAAGCAGTATTAGGTGAACCACCTCGGACAAATAACGGGCAATACTGAATACCAGATACAACAGTTGCACCATTATATTCTGTGCCCTCTGCTTGCATAACATCCCCCCAACCATCAACCTTTGTAATGTGCCATATTCCGATTTTGCTATCGCCCGTCACATTCAGCTTTGTCGCTGTAATCTTCTTAGCATTGATACCTTCAGATACAACCTCTCCTGCATTAATGAATTGCGCATTGAGCTTTCCGTTTTGGAACATAGCTGCTTCATCATAGCCCTCAGAAGGATTTTCTTTCGGGTTCTTTACTTGCACTTTGTTCCCGTACAGGATAACTTGGTCGCTTGTAATCTCAATACCAGCCTTCTTCAGCGTTGCCTTGTCAACAAGGTCGCTCTTGCGCTCTGTGTATTCGGTTACGACTGCGCCTTCTTCGAGCTTCGGCCTCGTGATAGTCACATTCCAGCTCGTTACGTCAGTCTGCTCGGTATTTTTCGGAAACTGGAAGTAGATGTACTCTGGTAATCTTTTCTTAAACTTGAAGTGTACCCATACTCTGTGTTGCTTTGCTAAGTATTTTTCTTCAAGTAATCCGACATAAACTTCCGTTTTACCATCACCATTCTTTTCGTATAATGGGTTATCTTGTTGTTCTTTGTAATAAAGCCAAGGCGTATCAGTTTTCTTGTAATATGCGTAAACACCCATGTACTTTGCATCGCCTTTGACCTCAAAGGAAAGGGTATAATCAGTATCTAACTCGAAAGCTTCGTTACCAATCATGTAGAAGGTATTATAATCATCGCCCAAGGTTGCAGATAATTCATAAGCATCACCAACAAGCTTCTTTGTCCCTTTTACAACCTTAATATTACCCCCAAGGTCAAACGTTCTCGAATTATCAATCAGGTTTGCACCTATGAAATCGTAATCTTTTTCAGACAGAGTCCAACCATTGTACTCCGTGCCTTCCTCAACCATCATACGGCAAATCCAAGCTTCAAGATGACCAACCTTTTCTGCGCAAGTTTCCCAAAAATTGAAGCCGATATAATCTGATAAACCGTCGGTAGTATCAATGACAGACGTGAACAACTGCCATGTGTTTACCTCTTTAACCTCGAAAATCCACGATGAAGATGACAAAAGCGTTGCCCTTCCGAGTCGTTTTGCGTTAGTCTGCTTATCGGTATAAACAGGTTCGATGTAAAATTTCGCCCTCTTATCGTTTGTCTTACACCAGCACGATATTACATATTTCTTACCCTTCGTAATTTTGATACTTTTGCCACCAATGCCACCATCCCAGAATGCACCTATATAATGATTCGTTCCATCAAGTTCATCAATAACCTTAATACAATTCGTACCCTGATAACCCGAGTTCATCTCGATTCTTGCACCATCGGATATTTTGACATTATTATCCTCACGCAGGAATGCGCTACCTACGAGCAGATTGCGCCTTGCTATCGACTTTTCGCTCACAGAGAGTGAGATTTCCCTTGCTGTCTGCGTAATCTCACCCTTAAACCGCATCAACTCAGAAGAACCCACCTTATCCTTGACGTCATTCACTAATTCTTCGTGCTGCAAAGAGAATCGCTTGTTGGTGTTGACCATCTGTCCAGTGAACTTAGCCACGTTGACCATAAACTTTACCTGTACACGATGATATAAGTTCGTGTCTTTATCCCAGACTCGTATGGTTGCATATCCGCTCGTATTGCTAATAGTAGAGCTGTTGCCGCTCTTATCAGCCACTTCCTGCGAGGTGATTTCGGATATAGTGACGGTAGCAGAGCTGTTCGATTCCGAAACGGATGCGGAACAATTCTTTTCTACGGATTTAATGTAGGAAACATTCGTCACCTTTACGCCATTTCGATAACATGATATAGACGCTTGCTTACTTGTTCCAGAAGGTACGAGACCGCTGTCATCTGTGTCAAACACAAGCGTTTCTGGAGTGACAATTATCTCCAATGCAGACTCACCTTGCTCACCGAAACTATAGCTGTTAGAGGTAACTAATTTGTCGTTGAGGTATAATCTAACCTCGAAGTTTTTCACCGTCTCCCACGCAGAGCGTTGAATGGATCCGCTCCACTTGACATGATTTGTCAAATTTTCGTTATAATCGCCGTCGCAATAAACTCTCACCTCAAGGCCGGCAGTTTCACTAATCTCTGGAATATTACTAATCAGTGTACTGGTGCTCTCCTTGCCGACTGAGCGAACGACGTACACATAAAGAAGAGTATCATTATGCACATCGTCTTTATATGTGACAAAATTGATGTTATAAGACACGGCATCGTCACCCTTCTGTCCATCCTTACCGTTCTGGATGATAGGTATATCACAGGTAGCGAGAATTTTGTTTGTATTGTATTCGCTTCCCTCGCACATGTCAACTCTTACCGAATTTAGCCCCGAATGGCTTATCTCTTGCAACATACTGTAATAGCTACCCCCGTACTTAGGCTCAAAGTCGATAGAAACAGAATCGCCGTCAGATGGAGTATATTCGCTATACGCACTTCCGTCGTTAATGGTGAGTCGTAAGGTAACAGGATTCTCTTCTGTTGAAAAGCGATTATCTCTCACGCCTTTCGCCACCTTATAGCCTCTGACCACAAGATATTTGTCGCTTCCATATTCATCACCCTTGTCGATATATCCATTCGTATAGTCGATACTTCTATCAGAATTAAGTCTGATATAGCCAGGGGACGCCTCAAGGATGTAGCTAACAGCATCATCGCCCTTCTCGCCTTTTCCTCCGCTCATCTCCTTGCGCCAATAGGTGTTCCTATCCGTAGGCTCGTCGGTGGTGGATTTTCCTTTTTCCACAATGCAGGTCCACAATGCGTTGGCATGTGAGACTTGGTCGTAATAATGATATTCCGTACCTTTCACCCATGGACCCATGAAGTGCACAAACGTTATAGGGGCGCCAGATGCTGTGCGAATTTCAAAGTGTTCGGTGGTAAATATGACTTTTTGAGGCGATAGTATGAACACTTCGTTGTCTGTGGTGTGCTTGTAGTCAACAACGCCAGTGAGGGCTATGATGCGAGGCGAGCCGGAGCCGGTAGCCTCGAGCATGAGTACATTGGTACGTTCTGTGTAGTCGATATCCTCATTTTCGGTAAGCCTGTGTCCGTCCAGTACAATCGTGTCCCCCGAAGCCGGGACGCCACTGTTTTTATCGCAATCGTCTTTGGACAGGACGACCCAGGCGAACTTCTGCCCCTCGTAAAGTTCACGAATCTGTTCATTACCATCCTTGTCTATATATTTTTCTGTGATAGCGACATTTTCCTCGCTCACCTGCGTAACCAGTCTCCAGTAGTATTGGTTGCTAACGTTCTGATAAACGCCCTCCTCAATGTCAAAAGTCTGACAGAGGGCTTGGTCTCCCACTACCCAGTTGTTTTGGGTTGCCATAGTGCCATCGTCTTTAAGTATATAACACTTATATCCGACAACCGTCTCGCCATCCTCAGAGTAAACCTTCTCCACGTGCTGTATCTTGGAGGAAGCACCACTGAGATATACGTTGCCCCCGATGGCGTATTTTTTACGGGTTTCGAGGGTATTGATAACCATACGTCCCCATACGATCAGGTCAGAGATGGAAAGTGTATATTTGCCCGACGTAGGATTGCGTTTCAGGGCAAAGCCATTCTGTAGCATTTCGTCGAAGTCACGTGAACGTGCGCTTTCGATGACGAGATTGCCGTCTTTGTCAAACGAATACGAACCGTCTGATCCAAAACTTGCACCACCCTTCAGTTGTGCGAGCTGATTGGACATAAGACCTTTAACGAAGGTTATGAAGCCTTGTGCGATATCGTCGTGTACGGATGAGAGTTTGCCGTCCCCGGCAGAGGAAGCAAAGTCCAACATCGACAAAAAAGCGTTTCCTATGCGCCTTGCCGTGTTGGCATGCTTTGTTCGCTCGTCCCTGATGCCTTCGAACATCTTGATGAGTGTATCTTTGTTTGTCATAATAATCAGGTTAGAATCATATTTTAGAACCAAACATCTGCTTGAAAATGTCTGCCATCAAGCCTAAGTATTCCTCACCATAAAACATGCCCTCCATATCGTTGAGCTTCATGATAGAGGCGTAATATTTTTTATTGAACCATGGTTTGCGCTGACGAGGTTCGCCCAAATGGTGCTTGGCACGATATTCAGGATCGAGAAAATGAAGGTCGCCAGGGTTGCCATGGTAATAGCCATTGCCTGTGCCTGCCTCTTGGTAGAGACCGTAGAGCAGGAACTTGTGGGCTATCATGCGTGAAGAACCTCCGAAGGAAGTGGTTTGCACGCTGTTGAAGAGGGCACCGGTATGCCGGATGCGATAGTGCATGAGCTTTTCTTTCCAGATGTTGACCATCTCTTCTGCCCATCCCTTCTCATAGGCGTAGATGTCTGCTTGTGAGACAGGACGCTTGATATTATTCGTTCCATTCCTCATAGTTGAACTCCAGGTTTAATGGCTCACTCACGTCAAGATGGAACTCAACGCCTGTGAGACCGTTGATGAAATAGGCACCTATCTCACGGCTGTCTATCTGATCGCTGAGCATATAGGTGTATTCTTTGAACTGCCAGTCGTATTTATCAATGACGATTTTGCTCAGAAATTGCCGGAATATCTTGCGGCACGTGTTGAGCTTCTCCTGTCGGTCATTCATGTCAAACTCTTTGTAGCGCATGAGGATCCACACGGTATATGTGATGACCTTGCGGTAACTACCGTCACCATTGACGGCTACGTTGCCCTCGTTGGTGTCATCGATGACCACAAAGTTTTTACTCTTAGCCATGTTCTGCAGCATACCCTCAAAGGAGAGTGGGCTGCTGCAGGTTGTAGGAAGAAAGCCCAACTCTGAGGTAAGCTTGTTTTGCTTAGTGAGATCTCTGAAGTAAGAGAACGCATCGAAGCCCACCTGTACAGAAGGGGTGTTTATTTCAGTTTTAATCATGATGTTTTCAGTTTATCGTTTAACTCCTCAGCCTCACGTGCCTTGGCATCCAACTCGGTGAGTGCACGCCACACATCAGACTTCTCTATTTGCTTCTCCTTGGTGATATCACCACCTGTGAGCGCTCGGATCTGCGCATTCATTGCCTCCGTCATATCATAGTCACCCTCTTCAGACGCAGGCTTGAAGAGGTGTGGAAAAGATTTTGAAAAGTTATCTTTTATCCACATGAACCATAGGAATACTCCCATGATCTCAGCTGGAGTGCATTTGATGGAGTCAGGCTCTTTGCCCTGATCATTAAGATATAGTCGGCACGCCATCTCGCGTAGTGGCTCGTCGCTCGTCTTGTCTGACTTGAGAAACTGCTGGAAGTAGTTGTCGCAGACGATATAGTTGATGAGCGGAAAATCATGCAGCTCGACATCAACTGCCTTGTATGGACCGATGAAGTCGAGTCTGTTGTCTGCACCCTTGCCGTCGAAGACGAAGTCGAATGCCTCGCACAGACTTTGTATCTGCCAAAGCTGAAGGAAGAAGCGCAACTTCTCACCATTCTCCAACACAGTCTCGCAGAGCCATCCGTCTTTTTTCTCCTTAAGCACCTTGATGCCGCAGAAACGGGCAAAGAGATAGGTGCGCACTTGCCATTCGCTCCAACCTTGTGTGAGCAGAAAGAGCACATAGCGCAGCTGCTCTTGTGTGAGATCACTCCAGGAGTGAGGAGCGTGGAGTTGCAGGCTGCCGTCAGCCAGCAAAGAAGAAGGTTGTGTCATCAGCTTTGTTTTCATACGCTTGCATGTGATTAGCCTTATAGGCGGTTGAGTCTCTGTATTTGGCGAAGTCATCGAGGTGATCTTCTATGAAACGAAGAAGGCTCTCGAATGAGCCATAGGTATCTTGTCTGCCGATGATTTCGCCATTTTCTGGCAGGAACAATGCGATGAAATCGAGCATTTTGAGCTTAGCTGCTCGATGATTAATCTCAAATGTAGCCTTGCGCTCCTCGCTTAGCAGCTGGTCAATCAAGTCATCGGAGAGCTGCTTGCGAAGAAAATTCTCTGCAGTATCGATGTTAGATCTGAAAGATGCGAGGTCATCGAATGTCGGTTTGTGGTCGATATAATAATATTGCCGCAGCAAGACCGGTGACCAAAAGAAAGACCGTATATTGTCAAGTGCTTGCTCTGTCTCTGCCCATCCATCGACACGGCGAAGCTCATTGATAATGTTGTGTCTTGCCATGTCACGTCTGTAGGTCAACTCACGCTCCAAAGCATCGACGCGAGCCTGTGAGGCCGGAGCGATATTATCGTTGTTTACCACCCCGAAGCCATTGTCGGTCATGATGATGTCTTGTGAGTGTAGCCTATCCAGGAATGTGGCTATCATGACGTATCTCTCAATCTGAGTAAACAAGGGTGTGCCCTCCTTGGTGGCCTCGCCCTCACAATCTTGCCCTATAATGTTTGCCACAAGATCATCGTATGTGGTCTCAAAGTGACCTGTCATCTTATAGAATACATCTTCAGATGCAGTCCCAACGAACGGCAAGACCGTCTCGAATATATTAATGGTAATATCAATCATTTTCCTGTGATTTTGGGTTGTTTGAAACTTTCTTGGCATCCTTATTCTCGTCAAGGGTGGTAAGCATGATGAGCGGCACGTCTGGATAGACCTTATCCTCCCAGTGGTTGAAATAGATGATAACCCAGTGGACAGTCTCCATGAGATCATGGAAGGCTTTCTCTATCGACTGCTTGAGCGTGAAGAGCTCTCGCTTGTCGGATCCTGAGTTGTTGGTCTGACTCTTGCCAGGAGTAGCACCCACGAGGTTAGGATGGATATTGTCTGCATAACATTGCATATTGTTGCTCTCTGCGATGTCGTCGCTGTAGTCGCCTCCGTCCTTGGAGGTGTCGATGCGAGTGATCTTGACCATGTTGACCTCCTTGCCGTCTGGGGTAGTGTAATATCCCGCCACCCACAGCTTGCCGCTATTCTCGATGCCAGAGATGAAGGACTTGATTTTTTCTTTTTCCTGGAGCTTACGCTTTTTCTGATCTTCTTGATTGGTGATGTGCTCCTCCTTGAAGATGCCGCGCCAATAGTCGTTGTGGATTTCCACGAGGTAGGGGATAGCGGCATGGTTTCTGAGCTTCGACATCTTGCCGATGGCGATGAGTCGGGAGATATCATACCATTTATCTCTGAAGATAGCACTGTAGTAGGGAACTGGATAGTATTGACATCCGGCAGTAGGGAAACGTGTCACGATGGCGAAAACACGCGCCTTAGTGCGAGGACCATTGCCGCCTTGCCGTGACTTCACCTGTCCGCTCTGCCCCTTCAGCCCCATGCGCTCCTGCAGGTCGCCAAGCGGGTCGAGTTCGTCGAGCAAAGGGATAGCCTCTATGTTCTCAGGCTCCAGCGCATTGCGCCAATTGGCGTAAAGCACGTATTCAGAGCGACCGTTTTTGCTCTGCGTGAATCTGCAGTAGCAAGCCTCCTTGTGTCGGACTGCCACGATGCGGTCGCCCTTCTTGTTGAGGATGATAGCCGAGACGCAGAAAAAGAAATATTTCATGTCGGTGATTTGCTCCAGGAAGAAGCGACTGAGAGAATTGTGCATCTTGAAGAGGTTGACATCCTTGTCGTCGCTTGGTAGCTTGGTCTTGATGTCGTTGTATTGGAATCCCATGCCGTAGCAGGTGAGCACATTGAAAAGTTTGTTTTGTGCCATCACGCTGCTCTCTCCGATGCTTTTGATGAGCTGATAGGGCAGGAGGTTGTCAGCACCAAAGGGAATATAGGTGTAGTCTTTGCCATCGCTTGCCTTGACGGTCATCGTGCCTGTGATGCCGTCATCGTCGAAGATGCCAGAAGACTCCACGAAACCGCCCGTCGGGTTGTATGCCTGGTAGCTCATCACATCGCCCATGGTGGCGAAGGTAACGTCTATGTTTTTGTCGTCCATTTGCTATAAGTATATTGGGTGATTATTATATCTGAAGATGAAAACGTCGCGCACCTTGCGCACCTGGTTGTTGACGGGGTTGCGAAGCCGGTGTGTGCCCTCTCGCCAGTTGGAGGACGTGACGAGCCAGCCACGGTAGTGGATGATGGATCCGTCGGATGCCTTCCAGCAGTCGATGTCAACAGGCGAGCGATCGATGCGTGAGATATCGAGCGAGCGGCGAAGCTCGTTGATGTGTATTGCCTTGCTTGTATCAGCCATATATGTGAAAACTTTAAGAGTGAAACTTTAGTTAAACGTGTCGTCGAAGGAATCATCGAAGATGCGGCCTTCGCCCATGCTCTTGAACATCACGTTCTGTATGCGCTGCGCATATTGATAGGTGAAGGTAAACTCTGGCATGTCGTCAGCCTCATTAGTGCGCTCTGCCTTGGAGTCGGTAATGGTGACTTGCTTGTCTTGTGAGTAATCCCGGAAAAGATAGATCTCGTCGGAGCGCAGCAGGTCTTCGGCAAAGTGAGCCATCGAGGGTGGAAGAATGCCCGTGTCGCCCTCGAAGTTGCGGGTCTCCTTGACGGAATAGTTGATTTTCTTGCCTGAGATCACGGCGCTCTTGCGCTCGAACTCTGGTGAGATCTTCTTTTTGCCGAGACAATAGAAGGTCTCCTGGCATCCGAAGCTGTTGGTAAAGAGTAGTACTGGATCTGCCACCGATTTGCCATGGTCTATCTGGAATTCCTGCGTGCGCTTGCCTGCGGTCACGGTATAGGCGAAAAGATCACCTTTTTCTTCGTCGTAATACCTGTCCGGCGAAACGTCGAACGTAGTGATGCCGTTTACCGTGCGCATTGGTGTGCCGTCAGAGAAGGTGTTGGTGTTGACCGTCTGTGTGTCGCTCTTGAAGTATCTGGCCACGACGGAGGCGCTTGTGCTGTCGGCACCTGCGGCATGCAGGTATTCTCGATGACCGAGACGGGTCAGCTTCGCGCCATCCAGCAGATTCATAAAGAACTGGTTGAGGAACGTAGTTGCCGACATGTCTATATCCACGGTGGCATAGTATGCCGTAATGTCGCCGCTCGACCACGTATCAGTGGAAGAGTCGCCCAAATATTCGGTGATGGACACGGAGAATGTAGCGACCACGGTAGAGCGAACTACATCGGCTATGAGTGTACCGAGGTCATAGATGGTAATCTTGCCGGAGACTGGGTAGTAAGTCTCGCTGAGCAGCTCTTCTCCTGCACAAGTGATGATGACGTTGGCACGCTCGCCGCTGATGCCAAACGTGAAGGTGTCGAGTGCGCTGGTGAAGATAGGGGAGGGTATAGTATTGGCGTTGATCATGTCTTATCTTTTTTTTCGTGCAAAGATAACAAGGTAGGGGAGAAAATAAAAATACGAGACCGTCATCACGACGACCTCGTATGTTATCTACTTTCTGGTAGAAAAGTAGTCAATATAGAAAAAAAATGACTGTATTTCTTGTTATTCAGACATGGTATCCTTGATTATCCAGACGAGCCTGCCACCCTCAATCTGCATCATCTTATAGCCATGCTCTACCATGTATTCTGTGATGGTAGAGATAGAGGCAAAGACCATCTCTTTGATGGCATCCTGTATATCCTTGGAAGAGAGGAAGTCAACGTGCTGATCATTTTGATCATCACATGGACCACTGCCTTCTAAGTAGGCATCAAGGGCCATTGCCACATAGTCAATCTTTGACTCTCGCTCCAGCGGCTGCGGCTTTTGATCATTATCGTAGGCTGCAAAGCCTATCGGTCGTTTTTTCATACCTTACCTCCTTTGGCCTCCAGGGCTACGTTGATGGTTTGGAAGAATTTACTCATGCGCTTGAAGGCGTTGAGCATGAGCAGCACCTTGCCAGCGCCTCCGAAGTCTTCGAGGCAGCATGTAACCATCTCGTCTGAGACGAGTTTCTCTTGTATATAGTCGAGGTTCTCGATGAAGTTGTTGAGTTGTTCAACATTCATCATATCCACGAGCGCATTCCAGACCTCAGCTGTCATGCGCAGATCGGTTGCATTATTCTCATTCATCGCTCATCCCTCCTTTCTTGTCTCTTGTCCAGCCTGGGTGCAGGAGACCTTCTGTATCTCCCGTGAGTGCCCCCCCAGAATCTCTATAGCGCTCGAATATGTTGTGACGCTCACTCTGGATCTTTTCGTTCTTGGTAGTCCAGTAGTTCTTGAGATCAGCCTTGCCTACGTTATACTTATGCCCTACCTTGTTACGGTCCTTTCTCAGTCCTTGTATTGTAAGCTCGTATCGCTCCTTGGCATCCTCATACGCCTCGCGTGCATCATGAAACTCGTCTTTTGCCTGATGCTCCTGTGCGAGGAAACTGTCCATATCGTCATGATATTCATCATGCATTTTAGCCAATTGCTGAGCGTAGAACATGCGGAGCTCATTCAGTTTTGCTGTATTTTCTTCAAGAAGCTTGTGAAACTCCTCGGTGGTGAGGTTGTTGGTCTCTATGTTATTTGAATTATTGTCTTTCATTTTTTTGTCTGTTTAAAAAGTTGTGAATTGTGAATGTCTTATCCCTCTATGGGTCTCCAGAATAGGGCGTATGTCATGTCTAAATCGACGAGTCCCCTTTGCTTGCACTCGATGTGGAGCACGGCTGCACCGCCTTCGTAGTGTATGCCGTTGTCGCGAGTCACTATACCCTTGGTTTCATCGTGCGGAATGCGTGGGTCGCAGAAGCGAACCTTGCAGCCCTTTCTCATCATCTTGTCGGTGTTCTTCAGGAACTCGGCAGACTTGATGACCTTTATTTTGTTGCGACTCACGTTGATATATAGTGCCATGGTGTGGGTGATCTTGCAAAGCTTCATCACCACGTCGTACACTTCCTCGTTGAGGTAATCCGAACCGTCTGCGCTCGTTATCTCCGTCATGGTTGCATCGGGATAGAACTGACGGTACATCCACAGCATGTCATCGGAATCCTGCAGGAGACGGACATCCCTATCCCTAACCTTACGCTTGTTCATGCTATATTCTGTTTATGTGATTTATACTTGGCCAATGTCATCTTGTATGGCATAGCCTTGAAAGTCTGGTATGGAAGGTAGAAGAAATGATTTTTCTGCCATCTGAGAATGTTGCCATGCTTATCTACACTCTTCCAGACCGAAGCCGAGGATAGTATTCGGTCTGAATCGCCATAGAAGCGAATCTCCATTTCGGCAGCATTCGTTTGCTTGCACTTCATTGCAAGAAATCGGAAAGAATCAATTTGCTTGCGAGAGAGGAATAGCTTTTTACCTTTGCGCTTCATCTCAGAACACCTCCCCTCCGAAAAAGAAACCGCTGACTGCCACGATGGCCATCAGAGCCATCATGCCCAACATGACCTTTGCGACGTCGCCATAAGTGACCGTCTCGTCACAGAGGAAACTGAAGGTTTCGCTCTTGGTCTTGGCGAGCTTCTTGATTTCACACTTGAGGGCCTTCATGCCCTCCTCTACGTTGATGCCTACAGGTCTCACCTGCGCATCATTTAATAAAATAGAATTCTGCATAGTGCATCATCTTTGTTAGCATTAAACAGCCGATTGTATAAAAGGGTGGCGGCTGCATTCCCCGTTGCTAACAAAGATGATGACTTATCCGAGAGGACAAAACAAATCTTTACGGTTCATGCAGCCGCCATATAGGTACACCTTTTTCCCGTTGCCGGGAAAATGATACTCTTGGGCATAAAAAAAGCCTGCGGCAAGAAGCCATAGGCGAAACGGTCGCCCTGCCGGATAGACTACTATCATCTTTGTTAGCGGTGGCAAAGATAAGGAGAATATTTGGAACTGCCAAATATTTTTGGGAAAAAGTTTTGTTTTCCACTAAAAATTATTATATTTGCAGGTGTTTTATATAATATAATAAGGTATGGAAGAAAAAGATCTCTTGAAGCGAGTAGAGATGCTCGAGAAGCAGCAGCGCTCCCTGCTGGATGCATTCAGCCCCATCTGGCACGACTATCATAAAAATGGCGGGTTGGGATATGCTGTAAAAAGTATACTGGGTATCCTGGTTCTTATCCTGGTATGCCTGTTCCTGCTGGTAGCCCTGCTACATGCCAAGAACATTTGCTAAGGTCTTGGCTAGCCATCCTGCAATGAAGCCTCCTGCACCATAGAGGAACATATCATCCTTGCTCATTTCGTTCTTGGTAAACAGTCCCAATATGTAGTCTATTATCTTATTCTCATTTATATTCTTCTTGTTTTGAAAACGTCCCTCATTTGAGTACCCACTTCCATCATCACAGGAAAGACTCCACTCATCGTCATCATATCCTATAATCTTTCTCATAAAACAAAACGGCTCGTGCATCCAGAGGGCAGTCCTTCAGCACGAGCCATAACAGCTGTATATTTTAAATTTGCCCTGCGTGAGACCTGCCCGAATCACACATTGCATAATAATCTATGTTTGGATGCAAAGATAATATTTTTATTTGAGGCAGCCAAACGTTTTGACAACAAAATGCCCCCGATGCATCACACACCGAGGGCATTCGTTTAATTTTTTCTTTTTTCCATGTGTTTATAATTGTATTGAAACTTAACCATGCCTAATCGCATGATTAGCACCACAAGGCTATGGTGTCTTTTGTCTTATAGGGGAGTGCTTAGCCCCTAGCCTCATTTTTCTTAGATTCTATCCGCTGCAGCACGAATGCGATTTGAAACCTCGCATAGTGCTCCACGGAGCATTATTTTTTCTTCTTCAGTGAAACCACCTACACCACCATTACCATCGATACCATCAAGCTTGTGGTAGAGCCATGATGACGATTTTCCAAAATAAGTGCGTGCTATCTCGCGCCATGATACCAATAACTGGATATCCTGAATGCGCTGCTTTACGGCACTGTCCTTAACCTGGTTTGTTTTTGCTACGATTTCCATAATTCCATTGTTTTTAATGCCCTCCCCGAAGGGAGGGCTTTTTGTTAGTTACTCTGGCATGTCAACCAAGTCATCAAAAAGCTGCTGGGCATACCATAATAATTGCGGATAACCATCTGGGTAAGATAGCCTGTAATTCCTGATAGCCTCTATCAGTTCCGCTTCTTTTTCGTTTAAACTGTACTTAAATTCCATAGGCACATTTTGTATTAAGACGATGCAAAGATACTACAAATTTTCGTATTATCCAAATATTTACTACGAAAAAACGTATTTTTGGCAAATATTTAACATTTGAACATAAAAATGGGTAATGTTTGACCACTTTTAGGCTCTTGCCAGACTACTTTCGCCGTCAGGCGAAAAATTTGCGAAAACAGGGAAGACAGAAATGTCTTCCCTGTACCTTATTATATATTATAGCTTGCCTTTGTCGTGGAAGCTATAGAAGCCATCCTCTGTAATGATGATGTGGTCCATGAAGAAAAGGCGCATGATTTGGCAAGCCTTGTGTATCTTCAAAGTTACTTCTTCATCAGCCTTGCTTGGCGTGGCATTGTTGGACGGGTGGTTATGCGCCACGGCTAAGATGGTGGCATTGTTGAGCACCGCTTCTTTCATTATCAATCGTACATCGACCGCCGTTTCCGTCAGTCCTCCCTCGCTGAGTTTGATGCACTTTATCAGGCGGAAGTTCTGATTCATCAGCACCACGAAGAAACGTTCTTTCTCGTTGTCCTCCATCTGAGGGAGAAGAAAGTTATAGAGTGCCAAGCTGCTGCCGAGGTCGGTCTGCTGAGCCACCTTTTCCATCTGGTAGCGTCTTCCGAGCTCGATGGCGGCTTGTATGGCTATCGCCTTGCAGTCGCCTACACCCTGCACCACTTCGAGTTCTTCAATTCTCGCACGCTTGATATTGCGTAGGCTCTCGCCCATGATGTTGTAAATCTGTCGTGCCTGCTGTAGGCTCTCTTTTGTTCCTGCCCCTCTGTTCATCACAAGCGAGAGGAGTTCCACGTTGCTGAGGGTGTCCATGCCGTAGTTGTAGGCTCTGTATTGAGGTCTTTCCTCCATGCAAAGGTCGTTATAATTTTGTCGTATCATCATTATATTTTTTATTAGTTATACATTCTTTTGGTTCTTGCGAGGAACATGGCACCCATGACCTCGGCGCCACATTCAGCGAGTTGGCTTGCAAACTCTTGGGCGGTCGCTCCGCTCGTTATCACATCGTCGAAGATGATGACCTTCTTGCCCTTGAAGTACTCTCTATCGAGTGCCACCCTGTAGCCGAAGCTTTCAGAAACATGGTTTGCGCTGTTGTGCTTGGCTGTGCGCTCGCCATAGATGAATAGATGGTCGTTGCCGTTCTGTACCTTAGCCTCTTGGCTCACCTTAGAGGCGAAATGAGAGAAACGCTTGGTGTATTTCTTTGAGTTGGCGGCTGGAGCACAAACAAGCACGAAGTTGCCGGCTTTGTCGCCATAGGTCTGAGAGAATGACTTTGCCACCATGTCGGCTGCATAGTCTGTCGCCCACTTCTTGCCATCCTTGAAGGCAAAGATGAAGTTTCTTACTTGCTCTGCCTTGGCTGAGCGGTCGAAACGCTTGGAGTTGTACTCGTAATAGTTGAAAGTCTTCATACGCTTTAAAATTTTTATTCTACCCAGAGGGCTAAAGGAGCTTTTTACTTGAACTCGTCTTTGTCTGCCCGTCTGAGAGTTTTTTTTATTCTGCCCGTCAGGCTTTTTTGTCACTTTTTACGGTGCAATGAGACGAGCGGAGAAGAGGTATGAAGACCAAGGAATTTCGGCTAAAAGTTACAGGAATACCCAATCTGTGATTGTGGAAGGCTGCCAGGAAGTTTTCGCAGAAATCGGGAACCAGTACTTGGTAGGTACCGTCCGCCGTAAATTTGCTGAGGAAAAAGGGATAAAGTCTGATGGGCTACCTATAAAGGGCTGCTCTCGGAGCGGATAAAGCGGACAAAGAAAAGGCTTTGCCTTACCTTGGTGTTAAGCCTCTGTGACGTTTGAACAGCGCAAATTTTAACATCTGTATAGAAATGGGTAAAAAGAAAATTTGCGTATCAAGAAAACCGTGTTTTTCAGGCATTCTGCATGAAAAACAGACCTTAGACCGATGAAATCGCAACATTTGGCAGGCTTCGACCTCGAAGTTGAAGATGCCGAATGTGTCGTTTTACGACAGGTTTTCCACACCCAAAGGCTGGAAAACCTCGATTTTATCGGGGTTTTAGGGATTCAAAGGGAAAATAATTCCCCTTTGTCGCCGAAACGACCCCCCACCGCCCTGCGCCCGAGCCCGCCTCCCGACCCTTGGAAAAGACGGAATATGTAAACAAGTATTAAGAAGTTTGTAAGAGTGCTAAACATAAAAAGGGGAGTCCGCATCGCTGCGAACTCCCCCAAACGGCGGTCAAGCGAGAATGCTAACCACCTATCTATAATCGTATGAAAAAAAAATAATATCAGAGCATGGAGCCAGTGGAGATATAGCCATCGGACTGCGGGAATTTCTCTATGCCAATCATGAGTGTGTCGAAGGCATCGGAGCCATCGGTGCGAGCCTCCAGCTTGTCCTCCTCGGTCTCTGCCAGTTTCTCTCCTCGCTTATCCTTCTTGCCATTATACACACCAGCAAGGCGGATGGATATGAGCAGATCTTCATTGTTTTCGCTGTTGATCACGGCACGGTGCTCAGCCTTGCCCACGAACATACGGTTGATGAGCAGCATCTTCTCCAGGTGTCCCATCGGGTTGCCCAGATAGACCTCGTTGACATACCAGCCATGGTCTGTGAGATAGTTGGCGATGAAGGTATGGAAGTCATCATTCATCAGGGCGTAGTTGTTGCCCACGAAGGTAGAGTCGTAGTAGAAGTTAACCTCCTTGCATCGTTGGTACTGGTAATACTCCATGAACTTATCGAGCAGGGCAGGCAGCTTATTCTCATACTTCACGAAGAAACTCTTCAGACAACGAGCCTCGCCACGCAGGTTGTCTTGTCCCACGCACATCCAGTTGATGAGCGCATTGGCATCGAACGCGATGCACAGCGGACGGTCAGGATCAACGTCTGCATCCATGCGTGCATCCACATGCTGTAGCTTATCGATGTCATACTCCAGGCCATCGAGGAAGTCGAGGTTGGGAGCCGTGTATAAGTTGACATCACGCAGGTTTGAGTAGAAGCCATCGAGCGAGATGGATGGCCGCTTGCACATGATGGAAGTCTGGAAGGTGAGTGCAGGCAAGTCTCGCTTCATCTGCTTGATGAACTCCATGCCGAGCACCTCTACATTATAGACAGAGGAATACTCCTTGTAGAAGAGTGTCTTGGAACGCAACTGTGCCAGTAGCAAGCCTATCTCCTTCAGGCGACGCTTGGCATATAGACTGACGTGCCCCGATGTCTTGATGCGGTTGCGGATGTCAAACTCTTCGACCACGAGCGAGGAGATGGCTTCCACGAGGTGAGGATCACAATCCTTCTTGTAGTTGAGGAACCAGGAACCTTTCTTAGTGACCGGCATATCGGAGGTGACAAGCATGCCATGGTGGTAGTAATGCTGACCGAATAGGTTGACATTTCCACGGTTGGCAGGGAAGGTCTCATCCTTCAGCTGCTCGAAGTCGATGAACTTCGCCTCGTCGATGTCGAGGTAGTCAAGCGAGAGGGAGTTAGACGTGCCCTTGCGGTCTTGTGAGATAATGGTGCCTATACTTCCATTATAAAAAGAGATGGTGTTCTCCCAGTTGGAAGGAGGAATGACCGGGTCGGGCCATCCCAATTTCTTAGGTGGCTTGACCCCGATGAGATAATGCTTGCCCCGATGGAAGCCCCATCGCTCCCAGTGCTGAAGCATGGACGGTATGGTATTGGTGAGACATCGCTTTGCATTGGCGGAGACAAAGCCACCATTGCTGCCAGGCATGCGCTGCATGTTGCGCAGGTTGAACATGGAGTGGAGTACACTCTTGCCTATGCCTCGACCGCCTACTACCACGTTGTCTCGAGCGTTGATGAAGTTGACCTCCATCTGTGCTGGGTTTAGATATTGATCGATCATTGAGCATCCTCCTTGATTTCTTCTGTTGGTGTATATTCCAAGAGTTGCTCATCATAGTCTTCAGCTTCGATTTTGACAAGATCCATGGAGTTGTCGGTGTATTTCTTGATGAGCTTCTTGATGGTGGTCATCACGTTAGGAATGCGCTTGAGACCCAAGTGACGAGGATCTGTGGTAGGGATGAACACCTGAGGCTGAATCTGGTCGTAGCCATTATCCACAGGATCTTCCTTATCCAGGAGATGATATTTACCGTAGGCAGCAGCTGCAGCAGCCATGGCACGGGCATCGCCCATGGACTCAGCCTTATCGTAGGTGCGCTGTATCATCTGGTCGAATCGGAAACGGGCAAAGTCCTTGGATACACGCTGGAGATTGCCCAGTATGAGCTTGATGAGGTGCAGATCGTTGTATGCCATCATGCGCTGCACACGATAGTCTTGCATATCCTTGAATACCAATTCCTGGTCTGTCTTGCGGGGATTGACGAGCCACCAGGAATAGAGGGCACGGATGCGTAAAATGCGGTCACGCACAGGGGCTGGCACATTTTGCGCATCCATCTCTTCGGGTGTGCGATCCATGAGGTCGATGATGGCATCGATGTTGGCTGGTTCTCTCATACTCTAATCTCCTCTAACATTTGGTTCAGGTATTCATGTGTGCGCTGCACGGCTTGTGGCGAGCCAGCAGCAGCGAGGTCAAGTTCATTCTTGCGAAGCTGCTGCTTCACAGTCGCCATGCCCAGGTAGTAGGCACGGTGAAGCTTAGACGAAGGCTTCAGAATCTCCTCACGCAGTTCATCCTCGTTAATATCCAAAAGGACGGACATCTCCGATATCGGAGTCAAAGTCTCTGCCAAGTCTTGCACGTTTTTCATCAATTCCTGTGTAATTTCCATTGATTTTCAAACTTTTGTTAGTACAGTGCTCCAGGTAACCATGGAGCAGATCATAGAAGACTTGTGGCTCTGTAGTGACGATGGTCGATTCATCACGGCTACCATAGGTCTGGTTTTGTGAGGTGACGACCGACACCACGCAATCGGCGGCTCTGAAGAGGATCACCTTGGAGTGGTTCTCACCCAGATAGACCTCGTCGAAGCATGCCTGCATCATGCGCCAAAGCTGTACGGTCTTCTTGCTCGCCTTGACATCGAGCAGCATCTTTGCCGAACGGATGCTGTCAGACTGCCGCATCAGGCGGAACCCACGGAGGAACTCCTCGGAGGTAGAATAGGATGACACCCACACTTCTGCAGAGCCTATCTGTGAGAGAATCCACTTGATGAGACCGAGGGTGTGGATATGTCGCCCGAAATAGGCTTGCGTCTGGACTTCGCCGATGGGTTTCAGTAGGTCTGCTACCTTAGCCTTGGTTGCCATTCTCAGCGAGGCGGGCTTTAGCAACACGGTCACGGTCGGCACGTTTGACCACGTATGAGTCGTAGGTGAGCATGTCGGCACGATACTTCTTGTCAAGGTCGGAGAGTATCTTGAGATACTCGTATCGGTCGCACGGCTCTTTATCTTCCATCGACTTGAGCGTCTCGAAGGTAGATTTTATCTCCTTGTATCGCTTGGCGTTAATATCCCAGAGGGCTGCAACTTCTTCGGGCAGAAAATCGTGATCCTTGCGCTTGCCTTTGCGGATGACTGCGACACCATCTTCTTCGGAGGAAGGCAACTCTGCATCATCATTGTTGGACTCTTCCTCGCTGGAATCGGTCGTTTTGGCGGTCGTACCGGTCGTTTCTTCGGTCGTAGCCGCTGGTGCACCCTCGTCGATGATGGCTTGTGCCTCTGGAATGACGAGATTATCCATCTGCTTGACCTCATCGATGGTCATTTTGTCGAGACGAATTTTGAGGAACTTGCCCAGTTCATACTCGATGTTGGAACGGTATGCCTGTGGCTGTCTGGTGGCACGGGCATGATAGAAGCGGTCTCTGTTGAGACGGAAGAGCATATTTGCCCCCTTAATGACGTCTGCATCGCTCTCATGCTTGGCATTGAGCCATGCTTGTATCTGTTTGGTGAATTGATGATCCATATATGCGAAAATAATAAAAGGTGGCTCAGGCACGAAGCGAGAGCCACCTAAGCTGCTGAAACATTTTTGATATTATGAGTAAAATAGCGTCTACGCTGAATGCTCAGTCCATACGGAGCCGTCAAGACCACTGAGGTCACCCTCGTCGGTCTCCAGTTTGCCCTCATAGAAAGGTGCCGGGCTAACATCTGTGGCTTCAACGCTGAGTGTAGAGGTGACGGAGTCAGTAGCACCCGCACCACTATTCTGAGCGAATGTGGACTTAGGTGCGAACATCTCGCAACCCAAGATGCGGAAACGTCCGTTAGGCATCTGCTGAGCATAGATCATCTCGTCGTTGATGACCATTCGGCCGAATCCTGTAATATCGGCATCCATGCCACCGATGATATACTCAGCCTTGTTGAGGAATGTGGCTGAAGGAGCCTCTCCCTGTGTCTCGGTGGTAATGCTTGACTTGAGGGAGACCAGATCAACCACATGCCACTTAGCATCAGCATTCAAAGTGAAGTTGCCCTTGTATGTGGCAAGTGCGGTCATGTCTGGAGCTTTATCCTCTATGTCATCAGGAAGCTTTGGCCATGTGAGAATCTTTGACTTGAGAATAGCCAAGAACTTAGGGCGAACGCCAGGAGTAATGCGTACTCCTGGACATTTGCGGACTGATTTATATAAATCTTTTGTTGTGCAAACCATAATTTAATCTCCTATATATAATAAGGTGAAAGTTTACTCCTTGCTCTCAGCACCTGTGCCATCGGCTGGGTTTGTGTCATCGACAGGATCCTGCTCGCCGTTAAGACTTGTACCTTCGGCTGTGGCGCTCTTTTGGATGATAGGCTTCTGGCCATCATCAGTGATGAACATGATGCGCTCTTTGTTGATGCTCTCGTACTGAGTGCCGAAGAACTTGGTGGCGATGAAGTCGAGTTTCCATGGGTGATATTTCTCCACACTGATTTTCTCAGCATCGTTGTTGTTAGCCTCGTTGACACCCACGAGCATATTGCTGCGAGTTGTGAGCTGGAAGAATGGAGCATTCTTCTTATTGCTCAGAGGAGCAAAATGTACATTTTCGAATCCCACGATGGTATTGTGGTTGTAACCGTTGTTGTATGGAACAGATCCGAACTTCTTCAGGTATGCACGGTTGTACATGTTAACGAAACTCTGAGGAACGAAGAGCAGCAGATTATCTTCTGCCATCAACTCCTCGTCAGCAGATTCACAGATAGCTTGTGCGAAGTCAACTGCGTTGTCGTCATTGAGGACCTTACCACTACCCAAGATGTCTGAAACCTTGATGAGGTTGCCGAGATTACTTGACAGTGTGCCAGCTGTCAATTCTTTGGCTGCGATTGTATCTAAACCATTGAAAAGGTCTTTCGAACCATTACCGGCGGCATTGCGCACGGCATTCCAAAGCACTTTATCAAGGTTCTTACCAAGTTTCAAGGCGAGAAGTTGGAGAACCTGCAGGGTGATAGGTACGTTTTTGAGAGCATCACCACTCATGGCGTTGGCACCCCAAATGGTGGAATATACCGAGTTAGGTGAGAATTTCACGTCGACGTTACCAAGGAACACTTCCAAGGTGCGAGGCGTGATCTTTGCACCGCTATCGGCAGTACGGTTCTCATCATATGGACCGAACTCAGCGTTACCAGTCAACTCTCCGACTGTCTCTGAAACACGAATGCCTGGGCGAAGTGTCATGTATGAGAGTGATTTCTTCAATCCCTTGGTAGGCATGGTAATCAACTGCTTGCGGTATGTTGCAGCAGTCTTCTGCAACTGTTCATGAACATTTGCAGGGGCAATGAACTTGTTTTCTTCTGCCATGTTATGCAAATTGATTAATAGCGTCAAACACTTGACCTGAGAAGTAGTCCTGTGCCTTGGTGTCCTCTACAGCTGTAGAAGTACTACCACCAGGCTGATCCTCCAGATCCTTCACTTTATCCTTCAGGTCGTCTCTCTCCTTTTCGAGTTCCTTGACCTTGCCTTCCAAAGCCGTCTTTTCATTCTTGGCTTTGGTGAGTGCCTCGTCCTTGTCATGGATGGAGTTGGCATCGGCAGCCATCTTGTCCTCAATCTTCTGCATCTGCTCCTTGGAGATGGTGCAGTCCTTTGCGGAATCTTCTGCCTCAATACCCTCAATATTGAGGACATTGTTAATGTGAGTCCAATTCTTGATCATATTTAAAATAATGTTATGTTGTTTGTCTTTTCCAAACAGACGGTCAAGGAAGCCTGGCTTCTTCTCGTACCATGAATTGACAACCTCTGGCAATACTGGAAGGTTGTTGTACTTGATAAAGTCTTGTGTCTGCTCGGTAATCTCGGCAGGCTTGCCATCCATGACTTCATCGACAAAACCAAGCTCGATGCACTCATCAACGGTGTGCCAGCGAGCTTCAGACATCACCTTGATGATGTCTTCATGATTTTTGCCGGAGCGGTCGCAGTAAACGTTGGCGATAATGTTGTCTATTTTCTGCTGGTTTTCCTGCTGTTTCTGAAGCTGCTCGATGAGAGATCCAATCTCTTCCTCGTTGAGCGCAGACCATACGAACTGCTCTGTGGAGCATTTGTGGACGAGGAGTAAAGTGTATTTGCTCATGCGGATCTTGTTGGCACCCATCGCACAGATGGTTGCAGCGGATGCAGAGAAGCCAGCCTGGAAGTCAACGGTGACATCACCATGTGACTTGAACATCTGGCAGATGGCGAGACCGGCGGAAACTTCTCCACCAAGCGAGTCGATGGAGACATCTACATGCTTGCCTTTGTTGTCATTGAGAATGTCGTGGACCATTCTCTTAGTCCACGACCCAATGTAGCCAGTGATTGATATTTGATATTTCATATAGCTTTGCGAATAAGAACACTGCAAAGTTATATAATATGAGGGAAGAATAAAAAAACTTTTATTCGATGATTTGGAGCGGTTTTATCACATCAGACCATGTAACGGTATAGGCGATGAGTGAACTGTCGGTGTGCGAGCTCGGCATAAGCTCGGAGCGAGTGAGGACAGGAAACGGGCGATGGTCGCGCCCGATGAGGTATCGGCATCCATCGGCGGTTGTCACCCTGTATGCGAGTGGTATGTCGTCAGAATTAATTTGCTCACACGACTTGAAGGTGAGTTTCGACGTGAAAATACGAACCTTAGACTCTACTTTGTCGGAGATTTCACAACTTGACGGATTTTTGCACTGAATCTGTCTAAACTCGACATCCTGTGGAAGAATGCAAAGATGACGTGCTGGGAAGATCACACTCTTGAGTTTCTCTGCCTCAGCCGCCTCTATTTTGATGATGTTTTTGATGTATGCCATAAGCTTTGAAATATTTCTAAGTTGTTCGGACTTGTTCGTGGTTGTTTGGATATTTCGGTTTTGTTCGGAGTTGTTCGCAGCGACGGAAAATTTTATGCTAACATTTACTAAATCTTGTTGTAGAATTTAAAATAACGCCTTTTTTTGCGTGTTGATCACGCATTCTGTAGAAGCATTGACGCACAGTATCCTCATAATCGATGCCAATACCATGCTGCTCGCACCATGCAGAAATGATGGAAGATATGCGGCATGATCGGTCAGCGATATCCTTAAGCGATGCCCAGAGATCCATCTTGAAGAGGTCGATGATGACCTCCTTGATGGCACGTCTTGCTCGAGGACCGAGATAACAGTACTCTCGCACAGGTTTAGCCTTGGAGTCTGGGAGCATGATAGCGAGATATTCATCAGGATGAGTGAGCCAACGGCTCTCCTCGAACTCCTTATCCTTAAATATATGAGAAGCACTCTGATGAAGCTTTGTGGAGTCTGCAGCCTCCTGCTCTGTTTGACTCTCCTGTTCAACAAGTGAGAGTTTTGCCGATGGAGGTTTAGTGGTGAACTTGCGGATCACCGCCACCTCATTGCCACCGACAGGAAAGATGACAGGGTTGCCATAGGCATGATATGCCCATTGCCTGATGTGAGTGGGAATTTTAATATAAACGACTGGATTCATATATATGCGGTTTTTGCGGCAAAGATACAAAGAATTTTTGAGAATACTAAAGATAATCAGTAAAAACTAACTTTTATCAGTAAAGTTGGTGTGATATAATTTCGTCCGAAAAGTTTGTATTTTTGTATCATGCAAACTTGACTTTGTAAGTAGCTGATAATCAGCGTTGTATATACTAATTTAAAAGTGTACCACTTTCTAATTAAAAAGTGTACCACTCCAAACCGCTTGCAAAGGTATGCTTAAATAATCAAACAACCAAATAAAATCCACAAAATCATCTGTTTTGCTCATTAAATTTCTTAG